GGCCGCCCCTGGATTAAAAGCCATGGCCAGCGCCTAAACCTGGCGAGCCGCTGCAGTTACTCAAGCCTAAACGACGGCCGTACCTACTGGATAAAAGGCGACCAGGTCAAAACCTTAAAGAATTACATATTTTAAAGAGCGCCACAGGACGCCAGGACTAAAAGAGGGTACCCAATATGGGCGCCCTTTTTTTATGCCCTTAAATGGCCGGAAACAACCCCGGCACCATTGGACCACATACCCGGCACAACTGCAGGAACTAAGAAGGAACGCAAGAAGTAAAGAGGGAAAACCCCCGTTTGAGCCACGCGGCCCCCGGACCCCGCCGATACGCACCGCTACACCTGGACCGACCCCAGGACGCCGACCCGGTCCGACCATTGGCCCCAGGTCCGACCATTGGACCCCCAAACATGGCCCGACCAGGTCCAAACGTGACCGAAACCGGACCCCCGAAGGCCGAACCCGGGCGAACGTGACCGGACGAGGCGAGCGCGGAAGTAACTTAGACCTCAACATCCGCGGGGAATTGAACGATGATCTCCCATTTCCTCAAAACCTCAAAAGTTTTCTTGTATATACATAGGATATACTTATATTCTTAGTATATAAAGTATATATCCCTTTAGGGATATATACTGATATACTTAGTATGTAGACTTAGGATATAGTTGTGTTTATAGTGCCAATGAATCTTTGAATTCATTATCTTGTATATTAGTTAAATGATATTATGACGACAAAGCAATTACTGATTAGACTAACAGGAAGTGGTCTACCTTTTGGTGAATTAAAGGATGAGATGTTTAAGTTCTACAACTCTAAAGTTGGGACAAGCAGGTATATGATGAAGACTGAGAACCCTAAGACGGGTTGCGGCAGTTGTATCCAGCGTGTGAAGATCAACATTTGGAAGTGGTACCATAGTGAAGAGGCACCAACGTACAAGGGATTTGAGTTTACAGGTAAGTATGGTATTCGTATGCAGCCGATCTATCTCTACACTGATCCTAAGCAAAAAAATACGGACGATGTCAACCAAGAGGAATAATAAAGGAGAGGTGGTTTCTGGAAGAGGTTCTGACCTAACGGATTTGCAACAGGAGTTTTTAAACAGAGTTGCAGGAGAGGGAATGGATTCAAGTGCAAAGATTGCACGCGACTTAAATTACACTTCATACTATCGTGATCGCAGGAACCAGGGTACTGCTTTCCATAGGGAGTTGATGTCTATCGCTAACGCTGAGATGAAGTCTATTGATGCGGCTAAGGGTACTAACTTAGGTGCGTTGATTAGGATTAGGGATCTTGCTTTGGCTGACGGTGATATGAAGGCTGCTATGGATGCTATTAAGATTATTAACGATATGCAAGGTTACAAGGCTCCCGTCAAGGTGCAGCAAACCAAGTTAGATATCAAAGCAACGATTGATTTAAGTGAACCAATTGAGGAACAAGATTATCTTGATATTGATATTGACGACAACTCTTATTAAAGCGCAAGAGTGCAGTCCTTATCATAGAATTTTAGATTATAAACTACCAAGCGCTAAGTCTGCTGGTATTGGCTATTTAGCATGTCTACATGCAAGAGGTGTTGTTGCTGAGGTAGGGTATGATAATGTGTTTATTGGTATTTTAGCAATGGGCAAGGGTCATCATGGGTCAACGTATACCTTTTTACAGTATGAGTTTGCTATTCGCGAATTAAGAATATACGGTGGCCCTGCTTATAAGTTAAATAATGATCCGGGTCTAATCCTAGGTCGTGTTGGTGCAGACCTTCGTTTGTATAAGGGTCTTTACGGATCTGCAAGCATATTACAAATCAACAGAAACTTAAATTACTTACACGTAGGTTTGAAACTTATATACTGATGCAAATAAAACTATACAAGCCCACCGATCCACAAAAGGACTTTTTAAAAATAATCTACGAGGACAAGCCGTTTATTACTCTGGCCGCTATGGGGCGGCAGACAGGCAAGACCTATGCTATGATGAACGATGCTGTTATGCGAGCATTAAACAATCCTAAACACCGTATGTTCTGGGTTTCGCCAATACAGGATCAAGCAAACAAGGTCATGAAGGATATAGAGGCTATGTTCGTAGGTAGGCAGGAGTTGTTTGAGCAGATCATAACTCGATACGATCGTAAGCATAACGAGATCTATTTCTACAACGGTTCCTTTATAAAGTTCCGATCCTCTGAGGCAGGGGACAACCTTCGTGGTGCAACACTTGATTTTATCTATATTGATGAGGCTGCTTTTATCAAGGAGGCATTTATAAACGAGGTTTTACTCCCTATGGTTACCAGAACCAATGGTAGGGTTGTAATGTCTTCTACGTTTAACGGAAAGAATTGGTACTGGGATTGGTTTGTTAGGGGAAAGGAAGAAGAAAACATCGAGCAGATCAAGTCTATTAAGAGGACATACCTTGATTTGAACGATGACGCCGTCGAAAAAACGGTGCTTGGCATCAAAAAATCAATGACTAAGGCTCAATTTGATCAAGAGTTTCTGTGTAAACCGGTTAGTGCTGACGCTTTATTCTCGGATATAGAAGAATCTATAGAAGAAGATTTACCAAAGGACTACGAGAGATTATATATTGGCATGGATATCGGTGTAGCACAGGATTATACAGTTTTAACAGCGATGACTCAAGACTACCATGTGATCGACATAGATCGTTTTAATTTCAAAGAAGAGGGACTGGATGCGGCTGGATTTAAGCAACGCATAAAAGACTTTTACTTAAAACACTTTGATAAACTCGCGGCGGCATACTTTGAGATAAATAACAACGACTTGCTTTTTGATGAGATAACTACAGATGAAAACATGTTTAAGTTACTACCTTTCCAGACCACTTCTAAGTCTAAGCCTGTGATTATCAAGAACTTAATAAAGTTGTTCGAGGACCAAAAGATTAAGATACCTAACTACGACACCCTCATTAAAGAACTTTATGATTACAAGAGTAAGAAGAATCCGATAACGGGTAACCTTCAGTTTAGCAACACAGATGGCAAGCATGATGACTGCGTCATGAGTTTGGCAATCGCGGCATATTGTTGCTTCGATGAGCAAGACGGAGGTGTAACAATGTTCCTATGATAAGTTTTAAGAGCCATATAGGGCTTTCTAAGCAACTTTCTTCTGTAGAGAGTATCAATGCATACCTTGACGGTTTAAAGCCCTTAGAACGCATTGATTTCGTTAACTCATTTGAGGATACTTACCCTATTAAAGATACCGCGTTCGTAACAGAACACATAAAGAGTAACTTCAACTATCACGACAATGTTAATGACTTAGTTCTTGGTCAGTTTATAATGATTGAACAAATCATAACGGGCAAGATTAAGTTTAAACACGAAATAGAAATGGACCTGGAGATAGCGAAACTTCTTCTCCGCCCATTGAGCCACAAGGAGTTTGACAACGAAGATCCCGCTGTAGAAAGGGAAAATGAAAGAAGAATACTTGAGTGTCCGGTACAGGATGTGTATTCCCTGGTTGCTAAATTCATAAAAGACAGAGAGTTTGTGCTTTTTAAGCAGTTCTCCGGTGTTTTTTATGATGCCATAGAACAAGATCCGGAAGAAAATGAAGACCATGAACAGATCTCTCCAGGGGCTGACATGGTTTTTAATCAACAATGGTATTGGTATTCTATTGTTAGGATGCTGGCACAGGAAGATATACGCAAGTATAACGAAATATACATGCTCAAAATGAGCGTGGTGCTTCCAGAAATGTCCTATTTATCACAGAAAAACAAAATCGAGTCTGCTCAAAGACGACAGGAGGCCGCTTTGCGCTCTGTCAAGCGATAAATTGTAAATTAAAGAAAGAAATCTGTGAACGATTTAATTACCATATACGAACTATTCAAGGAGTTTGGGGAGAATCACAATCTTATCAGTGAGTTTAAACTGGTCGGATCCCTTGAGGAACTACAGACTATAGAAGTAAAGCACCGCGGCCTATACGTCCATTTAGATGGCGCAAACCTATCGAGACTTAATAATAATCCTGTATATGAGATTTCATTTAATGTCGTAGTAGTGGACAAGGTTCCTTTAAACGAGGACCTTGCGCTTATGCACTCTAATCAAGAAAACATCTTCGTTATAGGTCAGTTACAAGATTATTTTGGTCAAAACATGTCCGGTGAAGAGCGTTTTCAAGATGTAAATGCCCAAGGGTTCTCTGCTGAAGACTTTAATATAACTACCGCAACAACAAGTTGTAGTTTCGTTATAGCAAGAAATCCATACAGCAGGGAAATAGACCTGTAAAATGAGTAATCTTGAAGGGAGACTTCGTATAATACTTAGTCAGAAAAGCCAATACGCCGCACTGCAGCAGCAAGAGGGTGCTTTACGCTTTTACTTGCAGGATGAACTCACCAAAGGCAGGGTGATATCTTTAATTAAGAGAAACCTAAAAGGGGATTATGACAAAGAGGGTAAGCCTTATGATCACCGAGCAAGTGGGTACCTTGAGAATTCTATATTTCCTGCAACCGATAATCCACAGGGTTGGACTGGCGACTTAATAAAATCAAGACTTGTCGGCGACGGATATTTGGGACTCGGTATCGACGTAGAAGAATTTTCCGTTTACTTTAAGGCAGCGTCATATGCTGAAAAACTAAGTGAAGGGTTCACCGCAGGACAATTAAGTATATCAAGTATTAAGAATTGGATATATTCTAAGGCTCGAAGAAATCCTCAAAGTCAGTGGTATACAGCGTATCCGAGAGGAGATAAAGGTTATGCAACTTATTACTATAGCGGCGACCAGGTTTCTTATAACGTCGCTAAATACATAGCAAGACCTATAGTTAAGAAACTTAAAACTGTAGGTTATAAAGGTAGTGGATGGTTGGATTTTCTGCAAGGCCCTGCTGGTTTTCAAGGTGCTTTAAACAGGGCTTACTTGAAATACCTAAGAGATTACCCGGAGTATACGTGGGCTACCATAACATATAAGATTGAAGAAACTTTAGAAAAAACAGGTTTATGAGTCAAGAAGGTAAAAGGCTTTCCGCACTACAGAGTACGTTACAGCAGATATCTACTGTAGTAAAAAAACTTAATGAAAGAATTAAAAAGTTAAACGCCAACCTAAGACAGTTTGGTACTAACGTAAGTTCTTTTAACAAGAAATCAGCGTCAGCGTCGAAAAGCATTGGGCAAATAGGAACGGCTGCTAAAGACACGGGCGAAAAACTTGAAAAATCAGCAAAAAAGAGTAAAGGATTCTTTTCTACTATAGGCGGGAACATAAAGACTATAGCACGGTTCTATGGTTCTTTCTTACTATTAAGCACTGCTATAAAATTCTTACAAGAGGTTTTTATAAACTCTTCCAAAAGGGCTATAAAATTTGAAAAGGCGTTAGGAGATCTTGCAGCAGTAGCAGGATTGACTAACGAGGAATTATCAAGGATAGAGTCAACTGCTCTAAAAGTAGCGGGTTCTACTTCTTTGACTACCCTTGAAGTAGTAGAACTTCAAAAGACTCTTGCAAAACTAGGTTCAAGCGTAACCGAGATTGAGGATTTAACAAGACCAATCGCCCAATTAGCACAAGCACTTGGTGAGGAGCCAGGAGGCGTTGCTTCAGCACTAAAGAAAACTCTTAACGTATTTGGCGAAACATCGGATCAAGCAGATAAGTTTGCTAATATAATGACGGGTGCAGTAAATGAAAGTGCCTTATCCCTTCAAGACCTTGGTACAGGTCTTCAGTATGTTGGTCCATTAGCAAAACAAACCGGTCTTTCTTTCCAGGAGACATCTGCTCTTTTGGGTATACTTGCTGATAATGGTTTTAAAGCATCTCGTGCTGGTACAGGTTTAAGACAGTTTTTAATTACTGCTGCAAAAGATGGAAGGCCATTTAACGAATTTCTTGATGCTGCTGCTGAAAAGAACATAGGTTTGACGAGGGCTGTAGAAGAGTTTAAGAAAACAGGAGCGTCACAGGCTCTTGTTATATTAGACAATGTAGATGCATTTAGAGAACTGGCTAAAGAGTTAGATGATTTAGATCGTTTGTTTTATGCTAACGCAAAACAAATGGGTACTAACCAGGGTGCGTTAGATTTATTGTCTTCAGCGTATGACAATTTCTCAACCAGGTTAGGTAATTTCATTTTGACGGCGGCAAGAGCGTCTGATGTTTTATTTGAATTACTAGAGTTATTAGATCCGGGAACAGCGGCTGAAGCCCGCGCGTTTGATTTGATAGCATCAGCGTCAGCACAGACTACCATGGAGATAGATTTGCTCGCTAAATCACTTATAAACTTTCAAGACACAGAGGAGGAAGTAGGCTTAAAATCGCAAACACAATTAATAAATATTCTTGAATCTTCCGGACGTCTCAGAGGTCAGACCCTAAAGTATTATAGAGATCTCGACAAACAAGGTATAGACGTAATTAAAAAACTAAGAGCAGCCTCTGAAGCAGGAGATCTAAGTGATACTGGAAACGACCTCCTAAGCCTAATGGAAGGGTTAATGGGTCTAAGCGGTGAAAGAGCAAAAATACTTAGAGACGAGAGGATCGCAGTCGCTGCTGCTGGACCTGGGTACCAGTCTTTATTAGGAATATATAATGAAATAAAGTTGTCTGCTGAAGCAGGAACTCTTTCTGAGGAAAAAAGATTAGAATTAATAGAAGATGTAAAAAAAGCACGAACTCAAGCAACCCAGGAGTATGCTAATGCAGTAACAGTAGAAGAAGCCCTTACGAAAGAGAAGCGAATTAAGTTGTACGACGAACTTTTAAAGAAGATAAACGGAGTCACCAACGATGAAGAGGCAGCAAGAGAGGGTGCGGCAAAGGCAGAAAAGAAAAGGGTAAAAGAACTTATAGACATAAGAAAAGACGCCTTAAACGATGAGTTAGATCAATTAAAAACTATAAGAGATGCTGAGTTACTAAGAGCATCTACTATAGAGGATCTTGCTGAAAGGGAAGGAGCAATCGCGGCGGCAAAAGTTGGATATGCAGAAGCCGTTAGTGCTGCCAATAAAAACGCAGCAATAGATATAAGACAAATAACTTATTTAACAGAAGAATCAAAAGATGCTATTGAAAAAGCCGCTAAATCATTAGAGGATATAGCAAAAATATCTGGTTCTGACGGTATTGGAGTTTTCTCTAATATATTGACTGAATTTGCTTCCTCACAGGCGGAACTTGACGCTTTGGCAAAAAAGAGTATTAGAGATGGCGGTATAGGTCAGCAGGACTACGAGAAAAGAGTCCAGGCACTTAGAGATATTTTCAAGACACAGGTAGAAGCACTCATAGCGGATTTAGAACTTGAAGGCGCAGCAGCAGAGGCTATTCGAGAAAAAACTGCTGAGTTCCTAAACGCTCCTTATGAGTTAAGAGATGAAACTGCTGACGACGATAGAAATGCACTTGAAAGACTTCTTGGATTTGACCCTTCAGATGCGGGGGAAATAGATAAGTATCTGCAAATAATTGAAAGAGCGTTAAGCGAAGCGGCTGATGTATATAAGGCTTTTAATGACGTAAGGCTTGAAAACCTAAAGTCTGCTGCAGATGCTGAATTAGATATCGTAAAGCAGAGATATGATGTAGAGGGTGATATACTAAAGGCTCAGTTAGAGAATCAATTAATAACTGAAACTCAGTATAGACGTAAGCAAGATGAGTTAAGAAGAAAGCAGGTAAAAGAAGAAAACAAGATTAATTCCGCTGTTTTTGAGCAGCAGAAAAAGTCAGACGTAAACATTGCGACGCTTGAAGGTCTTGAGGCTATTGCGTCTTCTACTATAAACGCATTCTCTACTTACAAGGATCCTATAACAGCAACCCTTGTTGCTGCAGGAATGGCCGCAGTAATTGGCACTGCTACTGCTGCTAAGATTAACGCAGTTAATCAGCGTCAGTTCTTCCCTGCAAAGTTTGCAGATGGAGGTATGGTATACGGACCATCACACGATCAAGGGGGTGTACCCTTTACTGTTCAAGGCCGTGGAGGATACGAAATGGAAGGTGGGGAGTTTATAATTAATAAACGTGCTGCGTCTATACACAGGGATCTGCTTGAGAGCATAAACAACTCTTACAAGTCTAATGCAAGCGTATCTCCCTTTGCTTTTGCAGACGGAGGTTTGATTAACCCTATATCTAAAGTAGCAGCAACAGGATCTATTAAGCAGAATTCTGAGGAAAGTGTAAGTTACCTAAGAGCAATTGCCGAAGCAAGCACAGCGACAGCAATAAACTCTAATAAGCCAGTAAGGGCTTTTGTAACATCATCAGACCTCAGAAGCGACGATACCGCAAGAAGAATAAAAGACAGTAATACCACTATTTAATGGCAGCGATAAATATTTACAACGTAGAGCAATTCTCAAACCAGATAATAGACGCTAAGATAGAGTCTGTTGGGGATAACCAGTTTACTGTTATCGAAGAGCAAACACCTTCCCCTGCTTTTTTAACTGGAGTAAATGAGGTTGTTAGAGTAAAAGTGATCCATGAGGGGGTGTCTAAATACATATATTGCATGTATATCAATCAAACCTATGACGGGACAGATTACAGGCTTATTCTTGGTTATGACCAAGATATATATGGAGACTACATAGTACCCCAGCGAAATGTTGAGCAAATTAGTTATTACGAACAGGATATTGATGATTTAATAATGCCTGTAGATGTTTACTCTGTTGTTAGCGAATTAAACGTAGCGACATACTCTAAGAGTTACAAGGCGTATAACGTTTCAGAGAACTACTCTATATCAATACCGAGAAGAAAATACAACTTTACCGAAACGGTAAAAAAATTATATTTGTATTACGACGATAAAATACTTGTTGATGGCTGCGACAAAAAGTGTTACAAGGTTTCACCTGGTAACCTTACTGCAAACTCTTTAAACAATAAATTCTCATCGTCTGTAACGCTAAATGTATTGATTAAATAATGAATTACTCTGTTAAGATCAAAAAGAAGTCTGACAACACGTATAGTGAGTTAGACATATTCCCGGACACCATAGTAAATTTTGACCTTGATTTCTACGATGTAGATAACATAGACAAGATAAAGGTACCTATATCCATAAATATGGATGTGCCGATGACTCAAAACAATGTTGATCTTATAGAATACGACCCCTCTTCATCTACTAACAATACAATACCCCTTAATGCTTTTGACATAATACTCTCTCTAAACGGTTATGACGTAATATTGGGGGACATGTATGTAGAGAATTACTCTTATAACAACAACACTCCAGTTGTAAGTGTGAGGATTGTAGACAAAATACAGGGTATATTTAAGGAGGCAAATGATATATTGTTATCGGAGATGTATTCTGATTACGATTCCACAATGACATTTGACGCGCTTATGGCTCTAAATGAAGGAACGGTAAACACTCTTCCTTCTCTGAATTCTATATTGTTCCCTTATATTGATTTCGCAAACGACTTAGAAAAGTTTGGTTACGCTGCAAGACAGTTTATTCAATTTGGCTATAATAAAGAAGCAACAGGTTTAGTTCCTGTATTTAGTGTTAAAGACTTTGTGTCTCGTTTCTTTTCTGAGGTAAACGTAGGTGTAATAAGCAGATTCTTTCAGTTAGGCAATTACAATACTGCTATAAGTAATGTGGATCCGGATCATATGTATATGGCCTTGCCTATTAGGTTAAGAGCAGGCACAAGAACAAAGGAAAGAAGTTTCTATCTAGTTGAAGGTCCATATAATTATTATGTAAATGAATACACAGGGGATCTTGAGGCTAACGAAACAACAGTAAAGGAAATAGATAATGCGGCGGATAGCACTGGTTCCTGGAACTATGCCCCCACGGGATCTATTTCAAAGGCTATAACTGACTTTGGCACAAGTGTAAGAACTAATCTTCCTAATGATTTCAACAATCTTACCAGGGCTTATTTTGGAAGCAGTCAGAGTTATACTTCTATGCCTATCAACACGCCATGGCAGTTACCTGCAAACTCATACATAAGTGTAGACATACCAGTGGTCAGAGTTTCTGAAAGAAACTATGCGGCGGTTAAAAATATAGACTTATCGAATTCTACAGCGCAGTTTATAGTTAAGAGCATATTATGGGTTGACGGATATCCTTCTGAATCTTTTAGAATGTGTAACACAGATGGCAGCGTAAAGGTCTTTAATTCCTCCCAGGCAACCGTACACAATCCTCCTGGGCTTACGGGTTTGCGGGCCAGTACAGGTACGTCTTTTGAAGATATCCAAGATGCTGCATCTAATTTACAGTCTCAGTTAAGATTTAGCACAGCCGAGGTAGGCAGTTTTATATGGGAGCAAAAAGAGTACGAAGTGCTTGCTGGATCCACATATGGTGTTAGTGTGGAATTTGAAATTATAAACGGTCAATTACGATTTGAAAAAGTAGATTCATGGCAGCCGTACCAGGCGGGCAGCACTTTTTACATACCAGACCAAACTTCTTTCACCTCACATGGTGATGAGAAGATAGGTAAAATGATATACAGAGAGGATCCTAACAATATTGGCAACCTGTATTTAGCGTTAAAAAGTATAAACGGAACATTTAACCCTTACTTTGGAAGTGATGACGATGTAAACGTCTTTCAGTCTATCAGAGATAACGACACAGAGGTTATCGCATCTGATGTACTTAAAGAGATCCTAAAAAGGTTTAATCTGTCTATCGTATTTGATCAAAACACAGATAGTGTGCTTATTGATAGACTACCAGATATTAGGGCTTTAAACACGACTACAGATATAGAGGGTAAGTTAGACGATGCCAGGTCTATAAATGTAGAGGTTGTAAACAGGATTGCTAAATCTTTAGACATATCTGGGCTTCAAGAATTATTCTTTGATGATCACGGATATGAAACTGTAACACTGAACACGGCAGGATCAGACGAACTCAAGTTTGAGTTAAAGTCAAGATTTTACAATAAGTCTGTATGCGGTGACTATGTAGACGCTATTGTCCCTGCTGGGTTCAATGAATACGAAATAGGTCTTACCACAAATGTTTTTACCCATGTTACAGAATTAGGTATTACATTCGGCTATATAGATCGGCCTCTGTATAAGACAAATTTAAAGAGAGCAAGATTCGAGGACAAAGATGACTACAAGGGACTTGTTTATGACACATATGACTCACATGTGTTTGCAGGTAGATTTAGAAAAGATAGGTCTGGTAGCATTAAACTATATCACTTCGATGAGTTAGGTCAATCAACAGATCTATATGATTTCTTCGTTGGCAATGATAATATAAGTTATTACTCTAAGCCAAAGGTTAAGTTTAACGCCTTAATGGACCAGGACTATGCTTACAACATAAAGGATAACTACTGTAATGTTACTATACCTTATGTCAATTCTAACGGAATAATAATCAAATCTGTAAAGGGCGAACTGTTTGGATCTGGTATATACTCAACCGTAGAAGGTATTATATTGTAAATTATTCTGATGGCAACTTATAACGACTACCCGAAATCAGCATCTAACAACGCTAAGAAGGCTCTTGAGTGGAAAAAGAAGTACGGATCAGAGGTTAAGGGAATGACTGCCGTTGGCTGGGCGAGAGCCAATCAATTAGCGAATAATAGAAATTTAAGTTATGAAACAATTGCTCGGATGGCTGCCTTTAATCGTCATCGTAAAAATGCTAAAATTGACCCGAAATACAAAAGCACTCCTTGGAAAGACCGAGGATATGTGGCTTGGCTTGGTTGGGGAGGAACAAGCGGAATTAATTGGGCGATTAGAAAGGCTGAAAGCATTAGAAAAGGAACAATAAAAGCATCTGTTGAAACAGGAGATTTCCCATGGGGAGATAGAAAGAGAGATGATTACAACGATCAAGAAATGATCGATGGTATAGTTGATATCTTGATAAACATCACAGATAAAGACAATAGATCTGCTCTTGCTGCTAAACAGATAGATATATTAAAGAGGGAGGTAGAAGGATTTGATCCGGAAGACTTTCTTCGTAGAATAGGACTTTAAATGAATAAGGACTTACCAGTATTTGATATAACATTAGCAGACATAGAACAAGGGATGTTTAAGATCTCACTTGTTGACAAGCCTGCTATTGAAGAAAACTTTATATACTTCTCTAAAGAGGAGCAGATTCTGTTTGCTACAGACATCGAAAGGAAAGAGGTAGTGGGACCAATCATGATTCCTAACAAGGAAATCATTAGATTTTCTCCGGACATGGGATACTACTATGTTAGATTTTCTGAAGAAGTCATTAATGATATAATGTATCGTTATAGCAAAGAGGGACTATTTAACGCATTCGGTATACACCACGAGTACGATACTCAAGATGTGGTTATGCTTGAAGTTTGGATGAAAGAAGGAGACAATGACAAGTCTCAGAACTACGGTTACGACCTTCCAAACGGAACAGTATTCGTAAAGGCTAAAATTGAGTCTGACGAATTATTCACGGCGATTAAGAATGGAGAGATCAATGGATTCTCTATCGAAATCAAGGCTGATATTAAACCTTCAAATAACATAGAAGAAAACATGAATGAATTTGCTTTCGCAAAAGAGTTAGGTAAGATGGAGGCTCAGTTTGAGTCTACTGTATCTGCTCTTGTAAAAAAGGTAGACTCTTTGGAGAACGAAAATGCTGTTCTTCTTGAGGCTATGACATCTTTTGAGGAAAAATTCGCTGGTGTCCAAGATTTAAAGGGCGCTATTGAAATGATTCAAAAGCACATTGAAAGTATGGGTGCTTCCCAGGAAGAGGAAGAAACCCCTTACAATGAAGAGGTAATGGCAGAGGAAACTCTAGAAAAAAGCATCGCTCCTGCAGGAGAGGCTGCTATTGAAATGGAAGAAACAAAAGAAGAGGTAGTCGAAGAGGCTGCTGAAGAGTCTTTTGAAGAAACCAAAGTAGAAGAAGAGTTTTCTGCTGAAGAAGAAATCAACGAAAACGAAGTTGAAGAGCAATTTGCTGCAGAGCAAAAGGCTGAAGACGCTGAGGAAACCGTTGAAGACAAGACAGTAGTTTTTGATGCAATCACACCAGACAAGGTGAGTATGATCAATAACTTCTTTAATAGAAAGTAATTATTGTAAATTAAGTAAAACGAATCCTTTTTAAAATTAAATAAAATGAGCATTACTATCTCAAACTTACCATATGGTGATCGTCGTCCAGACTTGTTCATCGACTCTATGGTTAAATCTGCGGCTGTATTAAACCGCTTTCGTCTTATTGACGGTGTTAAAGCAAAAGTAAACGTGCCAATCTTTGACGCATCTTTGACTTTTGGAAATGACCTATGTACATTCGATCCACAATCAACTGCTTCAGTTGGTGAAAAAGAAATGACTGTAGATACTTACAAGTGGGCTTTCTTAAACTGTAAGAACGCTCTTGAGTCTTCTTACCGCGGTCTATTGTTAAAGAAAGGTCAGCACAATCCAGAGACTATGGACGCTGAGTTCAAGGACTGGGTATTTGACTTCTTCGCTAAGAAATCTGCTGAAAAAGCATTGGAATTGGCTGCTACTGAATTAACTGTTGAAATGGGTGCCGATGCTGCTGTTATCGATACACTAATTGGTGGTGGTGCTTTGACATCATTAAACATCTTAGACGAGATGGAAAAAGCATATGCTGCAATGAGCGACCTTATGTTGGCTGCTGTTTACGGTGATGCTGATCGTGATTTCAAACCTGCTTTCTTCATGGGAACTGTTGCTATGCAGCACTACCAAATCGCTATCGCTGAGAAGTACACTACTACTCCTCAAGGTATCGTAGAAGGAAACATTCCTGCTTACTTCGGTATGGAGGTTGTACACTTCCCAAGTCTTGGTGCTGATCAGTTCTTCGTATCTGCTCCTCAAAACTTGGTTATGTTGACTGACGAATACAATGATGTTCGTGCAATTGACATGAAGTACGAGGCAGAATTGTCAAGCGACAAAATCTGGGGTCAGTTCAAGTTAGGTTTTTCTTACTTGAAAGGCGACGAGATCGTTTACGCTCAAGCATAATCAAATTAAAAAGGGGGGAGGGCTTCCTCCTCCTTTTTTTTAACACTTTAAAAATAAATAAACATGGCATGTAACGTATATTTAGGAGAAATTAATTTCTCTTGTGCGGAATTACCAGTAGGTGGTTTGACTGATGTTCTTATCGGAGACAAAGCCGCGTTAATGGGTGGATCAAGCCCTGCAATCGCTGTAGACACTCGTAAAGAAATTGAAGACACAAACAACGCTGGTACATATATTATCAACCCGGCCTATGGCGCTGTAACAGTTACCGCAACAGGTGCTGGTTTGGCGACTGACGGCTTGGTTCACGAATTATCTTTCAACAACAAAGATGGTTTCTCTGTATTTACTGACGTAAAAACTGTAAACGCTGATGGATCTGTATCTACAGTACCCACTATCTCTGTTGAGTTCCCTGTAATGAGTGCTGAAAAGCGTAACCAACTTGAGCAAATCGCTGTAGGTGGTGCTGAATTGATCGTCTTCGTTAAGACGGCTGCCGGTACTTACCACATGGTTGGCGCTGAGTACGGTCTTTACGCTGGTACCATTGACGGTAACTCTGGAACCGTTCGTTCTGATAAAAACCGCTACCAATTGACACTAACAGGTGAAGAGCAGTCTTTGGCTTTCGCTCTTACTTCTGGTAACTGGGATTCTGTTTCTTTGTAATAGAAGCAAAATTGTAAATTAACCAAGGGGGGTGAGGATAAATCCTCGTCCCCTTTTTTATTTTAAGCGTATGCCTTTTAACTGTAGTATTTTTCTTGAAGATATAGACATTAATTGCCACAGAGGAGATGCTGGTGGGATTAGCAAAGTTGTTCTTGGTCTTCAAAAAGATTTGAATATAGCACTTGATCCTGTAGATGAGACACTAGTTACTCAAGCACAACTTGTCGATCATGTTGTTTTCGAACATAATAAAAAAGATACTACGACCGTATTTAACGAAACTAAGACTACCTCTAACGGACTCGGTGTCGTCAATACAAGTATAACGGTTAGAATACCTTCTATTGACAGAAGGATGAATAAGATTGACTACATGTCAAGGAGAACGGATATCGTTTGTATACTGTATCATAACAACGGCACAGTTACTATTAGCGGATGGATGGATGGTTTGGTAATGGATTTTGCTGCAACAAGCAGCGTAAGTCCATTTGAAAAATCTTACACGGATGTAACGTTGAGTACAGATAGTTGGATATCTTCTTTGGCCGTAGATAACGCTAACGTAATAGACTTGGCTTGATGTACGCATCTACAACTATAGGATATAGCAGAAATGTTAATCAAGTTCAAACAGGAATTGTAGATTATATACCAAGCAGTCCTGTTGGGTTTTATTTTGATTTTAATCAAATAGATTTAGGTAGATTAGATTATGTTACAGGGGTTACAGCATGGTATTCTGATGTTTTAATTGATCAAGCATCCGGATGGACAGTAAACTGGGAATTAATAAATATGCCTTGGGAAACTATTAATAATATTTGGGAATTATAATGGAAAATAACATAACTAAAGACAGGAACTATTACCAATCTTCTATGGGAGATTTTGGTTTCCGTAGAATTGGTCCAGGCGAGACATCACCAGGAGGAGAAACTTAT